GACTGCTACGCCTTTTGAATTAGGTGAAGAAACAGAACCACCTTTTGGTTGTGTAGAGGCAAGACAACGTGGGATCGACTGTTGACATACTTAAAGAGGTATTGGCAGAAGCCCATAAAGGGCACAATTATATTTCAGATTCCCACAAGTACGATAAAGTAGAGCATTGGGAACCAAATTTGGAGGGTGATTGTGATGATTTTGCGCTGTGGTGTAGGGATGAACTGAGGAAACGCGGCATAGAGGCAGACCTCGTAATGTGTTTAACAGAAACAAACCAAGGGCATCTAGTTTGCAGTGTAGATGGATGGGTGTTGGATAACAGGTATCCATATGTAGTGGCGAAAGACGAATTGCGGTATAAATGGTTAAAGATTGGCCGAAACGGCAAGTGGTATAAGGTGAAAGAAGATGGCTCAGAGAGTTGATAAAGGAAGTATGGCGTGTAATAAACCACGTCGAACCCCTTCGCACCCTAAAAAGTCTCATGTCGTAAAGGCTTGCGAGGGTGGAAAAGAGAAAGTAATACGTTTTGGAGAGCAGGGGGGCAGCACAGCTGGTAAACCAAAGGAAGGCGAATCTGCGCGTATGAAGGCCAAGCGCAAGTCGTTTAAAGCCCGTCACGGAAAAAACATAGCCAAAGGCAAGATGTCTGCGGCTTATTGGGCCGATAAGGTGAAGTGGTAGTGCCCAGTAAAAGTAAGAAACAACACAATTTTATGGCAGCCGTGGCAAACGACCCAAAGTTCGCTAAACGTGCCGGGGTGCCCCAAAGTGTAGGTAAAGAGTATGTAAAGGCCGACAGAGGCCGTAAATTTAAAGGAGGTGGTCCAGTGTCTAGTTGCGGTTCAAAAAGGATGCGAAGTGGGGGCAAGGTAAAGCCCGGTTACCACAAGATGCCAAATGGAGAGGTAATGGCAGATTCGGCCCATAAAGGCATGGCTAGCGGAGGAAAAGTTCGTGGCTGTGGTGTAGCTCGTAAAGGGCTTACAAAGGGTCGAATGGTATGATGCGCTGTAGGGGGATGGGGGCAATGAAACCTATCGCCTTTAAGAAGGGTGGTACGGTTAAAGATGATTGCTACCGGAAGGTAAAGTCGCAGTATAAGGTCTTCCCCTCCGCCTACGCCTCTGGGGCTATAGCTAAATGCAGAAAGGCAAAATCTCGTGGCCGTTCGTAAAACTCAGAAAGGCGCGGATTTAAAGCGCTGGTTCAAAGAAGATTGGAAAGATGTCCGCACGGGTAAAGAATGTGGGCGTCAGAAAGGGGAAAAACGGGGCACTCCCTACTGTAGACCGACTAAACGAGTTTCCAGTAAAACCCCTAAAACTGCTGGTGAAATGACTGCAGCAGAGAAGAAATCTCGCGTAGCCCAGAAGAAGCAACTGGGGCAACCTGCGGGCAAACCCAAAAGGGTTAAACCTTTGAAAAGGAAAAAGTAAATGGCTACTTCCGGTACAGCTACATTTAACATGGACTTCACCGAGATTGCGGAGGAAGCGTGGGAACGTGCTGGGCGGGAAATGCGTTCTGGGTACGACTTACGAACCGCACGTAGGTCTATGAATTTATTGACTATTGAGTGGCAGAATCGCGGTATAAATATGTGGACAATAGAGGAAGGGACGGTAAACCTCGTTGAAGGCACCGCAACTTATAGTCTCCCTGCCGACACTATTGATCTGTTGGAGCATGTTGTTCGTACCGGGGCCGGGAATGCCTCCACCCAGTCTGATTTGAATATAAGTAGAATTAGTGTTTCTACCTACGCCAGTATACCTAATAAACTATCCGAAGGCCGTCCTATACAGATGTATGTGGATAGAGGGCAAGCTAACCCCTCAGTAACGGTGTGGCCTGTGCCAGATCAGGGAACCGGTGGTAGTCCTTATTACATACTCAAGTACTGGAGAATGCGGCGTATAGAAGATGCCGGTACTGGGGTAAACACAGCCGACGTTAATTTCCGGTTTCTCCCCTGTTTGGTAGCAGGATTAGCATATTACATAGCGCAGAAGGACCCGGAGCTAGCCCCCCGTATAGGTATGTTGCAAGCCGAGTACGAGAGGCAGTTTGATCTTGCCGCACAGGAGGATAGGGAGAAAGCTACGTTATCCTTAACTCCACGTATTTACGGGGCGGTGTAACTTATGTCCCGCCAGTATGCTTCTTCCCAGAGAGCACTTGGTATATGCGATGTGTGTGGGTTTCAGTACAGGCTTCGTAAACTTAAAGAGCTTGTAGTACGGGGGCATAACTCTAATTTGTTGGCTTGCCCCGAGTGTTGGAATCCAGACCAACCGCAGAATAAACTGGGGCAGTTTATAGTAGAGGACCCACAAGCTATACGGGACCCGAGACCAGATTCAAATGAATATGCCCAGAGTAGAGCTAGACTCCAGCCAGTTACTGGCACGTTAGCTTTAGGGTCTATAGGAACGGTAACCATATCAATTACTTAGGTGATAAATTATGAAACGATCTAGTAAGAAAGCCCCTAAAATCGTAGAATATCCCGACCAGCCAGTAGTCTATAAGAGCGAGTGCTGTAACCAGCCTATAGATGTGAAAACTAGCGGTATTACAATGCGTGGCGGCGGTGCAGCTACAAAAGGACTGAAGTCTCGCGGACCTATGGCATAGGAGATAGGTGGTGAATTACACCGACCTTAAGACCAATATTCAGGACATATGTGAAGATAGCTTCACCGATGACCAACTTGCTATGTTTACGGAACAGGCAGAGCAGAAGATATATGCTGCTGTTGACCTCCCGGCAATGCGTAAAAACCAGACAGGTACTACGACTTCAGGTAACAAGTATCTGACTATGCCCAGTAATATACTTTATGTGTATTCTTTGGCGGTGGTGAACGCAGATGGGTCTTATGATTATTTGTTAGACAAAGACGTTAACTTTATACGTGAAGCCTACCCTACACCGGCAACTACTGGTACTCCGAAGCATTATGGGTGGTTTGATAACAATACGTTTATTTTGGGTCCTACGCCTGACGACAACTACACAATGGAGCTGCATTTTAGTACTTATCCAGAGTCCATAGTGACTGCTGGTACTACGTGGCTTGGAGACGAATTTGATTCTGCGTTGCTTAACGGTGCTCTAGTAGAGGCTATTAGATTTATGAAGGGTGAACCGGATATGGTTGCGCTGTATGAAAAGATGTACGCGCAAGCCCTTAGTCTATTGCAGAAGTACGGTGCCTATGATGTACGTAGGGATGCTTATAGAGGCGGACAGATGCGGGCGGGTAACGCATGAGTTTAGATGTTTTTGGCGGCGTAAATGTCGGGCAAATAAATGTTAGGTCGATTTCTAATAGAGGTTTTACGATTGAGGAGCTAGCGGAACAGGCTCTAGAAAAAATAATTTACGTCGGAGATAACGCTGACCCCGTTATAAGACAGCAGGCAGAAGCCTTTAAAGATAGGATACGGGATGTGCTTTTGATCTATCTAGCACAAGCAATACGTTCCCATAACACTACGGTAGCAAACCGTTTAAAAAGTGTTGGGCACGAAGAACTTATTAAACTTTTGGAGATTTAACCATGGCTATTACTGTAACCACAGCTATGCCTACTAGTTTTAAAGTAGAAATACTCAAAGGGCTGCATGATTTTACGGCAGCCGCAGATACCTTTAAGATCGCTCTGTTAAAAGCAACAGCTTCTGGAACTGGTACGTATGGCGCGGCTAGTACTAATTATTCGGATATAACGGGTAATTCAGATGAAACTAGCGGTACTGGCTATTCGGCTGGCGGAAATACTTTAACCAGTGTTACTCCTGTAGCTGATAGCACTACTGCAGTTTGTGATTTTGGAGACACTACATGGTCTAGCGCGTCTTTTACTAGCTGCGGCGCTATGATTTATAACGTAACCAATTCAAACTCTGCTTGTGCGGTGCTTAGTTTTAGTGGAGATCAGACTGTAAGTTCTGGAGATTTCCAAATTACTTTCCCTGCCGCTGCCGCTGCCACTGCAATTATCCGTATAGCTTAATATGCTAGTAACTAGGGGAAGCAGATGGCATTTAGTACTGCTGATTTTGTACAGGAGTCTACCACTACAACTGGTACTGGCACTTACAGTTTAGATGGGGCTAACACCGGCTACCAAACTTTTATAAGCGGTAATACTACGGGTGATACGGTACGGTTTAGTGTCACTGATGGTACTGATTGGGAAGTTTGCGAAGGGGTAATTACTTCTGGTACTCCCGACACTCTGACTCGTGGCACTGTGTTGGCTTCGTCTAATGCAGGTTCTGCGGTTAGTTGGGGTGCCGGGAGTAAGACTGTCTCCCAAGTATTTACTGCCGACGAAGCACTTAATATAGCGCAGACTGACGGCACATTAGCACAATTCGCTGCCACTACTTCAGCCCAACTTGCGGGAGTTATATCAGACGAAACAGGTTCTGGCGCTCTGGTTTTTGGTACTTCTCCAAGTTTAACTACTCCAAATATAGGGACGCCCTCTACAGGTACTTTAACTAACTGCACTAGCTTACCAATCTCTACTGGTGTAAGTGGTTTAGGTACTGGTGTAGCTACCTTTCTAGCCACCCCTTCTAGTGCTAATTTAGCTTCTGCTGTAACTGACGAAACAGGTTCTGGAGCGCTGGTTTTTGGTACTTCTCCTGCACTAACATCTCCAACAATGACGGGAACAATTCTGGAAGATGTTTTTGCGCTTTCCGGCACAACGCCTGCGCTTGACCCCGATAACGGGTCTGTTCAAACTCACACGCTTTCAGGTACTACAACCTATAGCGACAGCCTTGCAGCAGGTGAAGCCATTACCTTAATGATTGACGATGGCACTGCTAATACGGTGACTTGGCCCACAATGACTTGGGTTAATAACGCAGGGAGCGCACCAACACTAGCAACTACTGGATATACCGTAGTGGCCTTATGGAAAGTTAGCACAACTCTCTACGGAGCCTTAGTAGGAGATGGCACATAATGTTATGGCATAAGATACAGGGCGCTGGTGGTGTTGGTGGTGCTGCTGGTAGCTTCAGTTTTCTCAGTAATACATATCAAACTACGGGTGGAAGTCCGTTCACTTTTAGTAGCCAGAGCCTCGGTGATACTGATGGTGATCGTTGGATATTGGTATTGGGGTATTATGGCGGAGGAGATTTTAGGGATGAGATAAGTAGTATTACTTTGGGCGGAACCTCAATGACTCTTGCCACACGAATTGACAATGAGTCTCTTGGAACAGCTATCTTTTATCTAAAAGAAACAACAAGCAGCAGCGCAGATATAGTTGTGACTGCAGGTAGTAGTACTGAATGTGGAATTAGCATTTATCGCCTGATAAGCACGGCAACTGACCCATTTTCCAGTGGGGATTCAAGAGAAAATACTAGCACTGCATCAGTTAGCGCAAGTGGATTAGCTGTGATAGCTGGTAGCACTTCACAAAATGGCTCTACAAGCCCAACCGTTAGCTCAGATTTATCTGAAGATTTTACGCCTTATGATTGGGATACTAACGATTATGTTTTTGGATATAGTACCGATAGCGGAAACTCAACTAGCTCAATTGCGGGAGCCTCCAACAATTACAATCAATCCATTGCTGCATTCACTTATAGCTAACAACATTAGGAGAAAATTAAATGTACGTTAAAGCACCCAATAATGTTGCCGAGACTTACCCTTACTCAATCGGTGACCTTAGACGCGATAACCCAAATACGTCATTCCCTAAAGTGCCGCCAGACACGTTGCTGGCTGGTTGGGATATGTACCCTGTGACGATAGCTCAAGACCCGGCTTATGACCCAAGAACGCATAAAATAGTAAACGATGCGTTGCCTACTCTAATAAATGGCGCATGGATTCTTGCCAAGTCTGCTGTTGAGATGACGCAGGACGAGAAGGACGCATACAGGGCAAAAACTGTCAGGCAATACGAACTGGCAGTGCAAGACCACATGGACGAAAAAGTTGCAGAACGAGAGTATGACTCAATGATATCTGCTTGCACATACGCAACTTCAACGAATGTAAAATATGGCCCCGAAGGGTTAGCCTGCCTTAACTGGAGGGATGCTGTTTGGGATAAGTGCTACGAAGTGCTTGCAGAGGTAGATGCTGGCACTAGACAGCCACCTACGATAGATGAACTTATTGCGGAACTTCCAACTTTAACTTGGCCTTCTTAGGAGTGAGTCGTGCCCGAAGTCACAGAGAACCGTCTAGTAAGGCTAGAGAAAAAAATTGACGACCTCCAACACGCGGTTATTAGTCTCGCTCGTGTAGAAGAAAGACTTACTACAGTTTTTAACCGGCAAAGTGGGATTGAGCAGAAGGTCAACAACATGGACACCAGCATAGACAAGTTGCAAAGAAGTGCTGCTGCTGGAGCCTACATGGAAAGACTTTTCTGGATAGTAGTTGTTGCTGCTGTTACTTGGTTTTCGAGGCAAATATGATTAGTAAATTCAAGGCGTTACTGAAGTTATTTAAGAAAGGCCAAGTAGTATCTGACCCCCAAAAGTGGAAAACCAGACAGGTTACCAGTACCACAATAGTGGGTGTTTTGTATGCTCTTATAGGGGTAGCAGATGCTTTTGGATACAAGGTACCTGTAGATGAAGAGACGCTTACTGGTTTGGCTGTTGGCATTCTCGCTGTTGCCAATATCGTGCTCACCTATACCACGTCAGATAAGGTCGGACTGTAGTTTGTCGGTGTCCCCTCTTTCTTACGAGATTACAGGTACTAAAATGTATGTATGTTACTACAATTTTTGTACCCTTGGTGGAATAAAATTAACGGCTAAGTGTTTGATATAACTGATGTTTGGTGTAAATCCCTACAGTTTAGTCCCTTTTAGTGCTCTTAGCGCTAATGTAAACATTAACGTCACTGGCGTTGCAGGTACTGGTGCTGTTTCGGATGTAAGTGTATCTATAGATGACTCCATAGCTGTTACTGGAGTTGCGGGCACTGGTGCTGTTTCGGATGTAAGTGTATCTATAGATGACTCCATAGCTGTTACTGG